TTCTATAACCATAAGAGAAGGACGTTTGGGTTTTAAAGCGTATGATGCCAGAACTGATTATGCTGGACACGAAGAAGAGTTTGAATCCCAAGAGGTACGTGAGTATAAAGCAGATCAAAAAGCTTTTGCGAACAGCTCTTGGGCTGATATGCCCGATGATATGGTGCCCCAATGTTACATCACTCCTAATCTCTCATCTTCGAGTTATTCTGAACATGCGCAAAATTGGAAAAGTGATTCCAGTTTCTGGGAAAGGACTATATTCCGTCCTGCCGCTTTTGTTTCTCTCACTACACACTCATTACTCATTGACGCAAAGAAACTTGCAAGTGGGCAAGATACTTCGCTGGGAAACTTTCGAACCTTCCTAGCTGCTTGTATCGCTAAAATACCGAACATTCCTGAAAATATTAAGGATGACATCTTTCATATGACAACTCCCTCTCTTACTTACATACAGAGACAATATAAAAAGATCGGAAATATGTTAGATCCCTTGATATATGCAAATGACCCCACTCAATTGATTCTCTGCCTCTATAATCTGTCTGCCGAATGTGATCCAGTTATGGATCCCGCAAGTAGAGCATCTCTTGATGCTGCCGCTGACATAGAAACTTTTATTACTACTAGCAACCCCGATTGTTATTTAAGGTTGACCAAAGATGCAACTAAGACTAAAATTCGTGTTCTTAAGACACTTAATTATTATAGATTATATCCTCAGAATTATTCTGCAAGCAACCTTAGTACTTTGTGTCAAAATATGAAAGTTGTTAGCAAAGATGTAGATTGGGTGTTTTCCGGAGCCGTCTTTGGGCTTGTATTCACAGCCTGTGTATTTGTCGTATCAATGATCTCCGGATTTATTAGTCACTTCTACCACCCTCGAGCTACGCCCAAAGATGTTTACGTGTGGCTTAAACCTGAAGAAAGGGCTGAGCTCTTCGATATTCTTGTAGCTGAAGGTTACGGAACATCTGCTCAAACCTTTGATCCAACCAAGGTTCCCAAACTCCGAGCGAAAGCAAAATACCCTAAAGTCGCTCGTAAAGCCGGGGTAACGTTACCCCAAGGCGCACAAGAGCAAAATGTTCGTGCGAAAATAGCCAGGGGACTCTTTCATGTCCTTGGCTCAGCAGACCAACATCTCGCTTTCCTTCAGATCGTGAAGGGTAGCGTTGGTTATATGAACTTGCATACCTTCAAGGCAATTGAACGCTTCAACTTGCTCCCCGTAGTTGAAGTTGTAGATTGCCATGAAACACTCTCATTTTCTAAAGAAGCTGTTACAGTACTCAAGATCGAAGAAGATCGTGACCGGATATGGTTGTCCTTTAAGCTTCTTGCCAGACGTCCCAACCTTACCAAATTTTTTGCATCAAGAAAAGACTTTAATAAAATGCCGATGTCTGGTGCTATGATGATCACTGGAGATACTACCTATGCTATACCTGCATATGACCCTATATCAGATGTAACTATGTATTTCAACCAGCGTCGTCATAATGTAACAATTGAGAAACAGCCATTGTACATAACTGACAGAATTACTTATACTTATCCTCAATCAGGCCCCGGTACTTGCGGGTCTACACTGACAGCAACACTTGGAGGTCGCATAGTTATCGTTGGGTCCCATGTAGCAGGCTCTGTTTCTGCTGGAACCGGCGTATCTACTCCACTTATGTTAGAAGACGTAGAGTGGATGAATTCCAGGGAATTTGATGAAATGTCCCTCAAATGCCTTGACGGTAGTCTTGTCTCATTGGAAGACAATGATTACGAAGTCCAAAGCTGTGCCTATCATCTTGATGAGGATACTCTTAGGTTTACTTCCCCTATTTCTACGAGCCCTCACAACCTGACTTGTCTCAAGCCTACAGATTTTACTCTTCTTAAGTTCCGCGGGGGTGCCACTACGGCCCCCGCTCAGCTTAATAAAGAGACCTATGACCTTCAGTGTCAAAAAGGTCGGACTATTACTCGGGCCGTACTTGATATACCTGACGAACAAGTCTCGATCGTTACTAAGTATGCCTCTCATATTGTAATGATGCTTAGTCCTCAACCTCTTTCAGATTTTGCCAATTGTAGAACCCTCGAACTTGATGAAGTTCTCGAAGGCTTTCAACATCTCCCTGCCCCTGATAATTCGACTGCAGCAGGTCCTCGTTGCAAGTTGTTGAAAATCAAAAAAGAGAATCTTACTCCTAGTCTTAACCACCCAGATCTAGAAATCCTTAAAATAGAGATCGCCAAAAGAGATGCAATCTCTGAGGCGGAGTCTACGTTTACTTTTCAAGTATGTAATGACTGTCAGAAGGACGAACCTCTTAAGAAAGCGGATATCGTCAATAAGAAAGCCAGAACATTTAACAATGCTGATCATGTCGATAATCTCCAGATTAAACGCGGTGTTGGCGATCTTGTCAACCGTATGAAGAAATCTGCAGTTATTGGCCCCGCGACCTGCGGGATCAACCCTACATCCTCCATGTGGGGAATTATTTATGATAAGTTTAAAGGTGAACGTATCGAAGACGGAGATGTCAAAGGTATGGAATACAACGCTACATTGCTCTTGAATGAAGTTGTTGGACGTCTTATTTTTGCCGCCTACGGACATTCTCGCAGATCGTTTGAATTTGCCATGTGGGCATACATGTCTTGTACGCTCGCCCTACGATTTGCTTTTGGTTTCGCCACAATGCTCGGTGCTGGTAACAGCTCCGGGAATTGGGTTACGACTTTTAAAAATACTCTTGATATGATCATTTGGTTATGTGTTATTTGTATCTATGGTGCTCTCAAGAAAGGCCTTGATCCTATTGAAGAACTATGGAAACTTAAAATGCAAGTCTATTCTGATGATCATTTAACTGCTCATAAGGGGTTGTGGTGGAACACTCGTTTTGTCGCCACAGCCTTTCGTGATCTATTTCATATTACTATAACTGCCCCGGATAAGAGTGATATTTTTCTTCAAGAAAAAGATCATACTATTGACGAAGTTGTCTTCTTATCTCGTAAATTTGTTAATCGTAGAGGTATTATCTACGCCCCTTTAGATTACGATTCCTTATTATCCCAGCTTTATTGGGTCAAAGTGCCTAGGAAACACCTTTCCAAAGCATATATCAATAAGCAACTTGAGATTAATATAGGTAATGTTATGTTGGAGATGTGTGAATATCCTCCAGCAGAAGCATATGCTCTGTATCATGAAATTAGAAACTTTGTCAATGAGCATAAGATTCCTGTGCAAATCGAGCCCTTTGATTACTCCCGTGGCGCGGAGTTGAAACTTGAGTACTATTGATGTACGCCCGTCCGCCAGGACGTTAAGCTGGTCGGCTGGTGATCCCTTCCGTAATAGGATCCGCAAAAATAGAAAAACTTCCTAAAAATAAATAAATAATAAATAAAAACCTATATAAAAATATAAACGACTCAAAAATTTTTAAAAATAATATTCCTTTTACTTTTTATTCTCTTCTCGAACTCTTTTATTGCTATCAGCACGAGTTGCCTCCAAAACAACCCAGTATGGATTCCATTGATAATACTGCTAATGGCCTTACGTCCGACTCCTCTCTCTCTACGTGGGTTGGACCAGCTCCTATTTCCACTGGACTGGTCAACACGACCCCGAGAGCGCTAGGCGAAGATATGATGAAACCTGATACAATGTCCGCTAGTACTCGCATGCATAGCCTTACTGATATAGTCTACGATGGACCTCTTCCCTTAGGCCCCGGGGCTAGTCCTGATTGGTATGCATTTGATATACTTGGCAACATCAGTTTTTGGGATTTCTGGTTCCTACAACTTACCAAATTTGCCGGCTTCCGCTACGATTCTATTTCCATTCGCATTACTACTACGGATGTTAAAAACGTCGTTGGCGCCTTCATAGCCGGATTCATGTTGTTCTATAACTACTTCAATACTACAGCAGATGCAACTCTTTCAACTTGGCTAAATGGAACTACCTCACCAGGTTACTGGATGTCCCTAGTTAATTCAACAGATTGCCAACTTAATTGTTACGGTAATTCTGGTGATGTTGTTTTTGAAATACCTTGGACTTTTAAATGGAACTATGTCCCCTCAGCCTGGTTTACTGCCAGTTCTGGAGGATGGAATTCCGACGGTGATAGTGGCTCTTCTGTTCCTCACGGAGCCCCATTTGTCTTCATTAAACAGTTACCTCAAACTTCATTTGTTGGCACAATCTCTAATCCAGTACCCGTAAACGTGTTTTGTACTTTTGATAACCTTCGATGGTATGGTCCTACATCCACGAACAATATCGAACAGCTTTTTGCTGAAAAACGTTTGCAACGACAGGTTCTTGCAAGTACCATGAAGAAAACTCGAGCTGAACTTCTCGCTCATCTCAAAAATCTCTCTCAACCTCAAACTCAGAGTCTCTTTAAGAAAGTTCTCGGAGATAGTCCTCCTGATATCCAATCCGATTCTACGCCCCAGAGCGGATTGGAAGTACAGGCCATTATGACTGTTGGTTCCATTGCTGCAGAAACTGCAATTTCTGCAGTTAGTGAAACCATAGTAGGAGCATCATCGTCCTCTGCGATTACTGCTTCTGAGATTGGCAAGCCTGGGAACTACGACAATCCCCAAGCTGTCCAATTGTCCTACGTTGGAGATATGGCTAGCGTTGACTTTCCTCAGACGCGTCCTATTTTCAAAGGAATGATGAACATGGACATGCCCCAATTGCCCTCTCCTAACGAGCTTATGCGACGTCCTGCTTATATCACTACGTTTACTTCAAATGATACAACG